TTAATAAAACATGATTTAAATGTAAATAATCAAGTTGATGTGAGCGGATTAAAAGTTTTTAATAGATTACATGTATTAGACGATGTATCATTAAATAAAGATGTTGAAATAACTAATGATTTATTAATAAAACATGATTTAAGTGTAAATAATCAAGTTGATGTAAGCGGATTAAAAGTTTCTAATAGATTAGATGTATTAGACGATGTATTATTAAATAAAAATGTTGAAATAACTAATGATTTATTAATAAAACATGATTTAAGTGTAAATAATCAAGTTGATATAAGTGGATTAAAAGTTTCTAATAGATTAGATGTATTAGACGATGTATCATTAAATAAAGATGTTGAAATAACTAATGATTTATTAATAAAACATGATTTAAATGTAAATAATCAAGTTGATGTGAGCGGATTAAAAGTTTTTAATAGATTACATGTATTAGACGATGTATCATTAAATAAAAATGTTGAAATAACTAATGATTTATTAATAAAACATGATTTAAGTGTAAATAATCAATTTGATGTGAGTGGATTAAAAGTTTCTAATAGATTAGATGTATTAGACGATGTATTATTAAATAAAAATGTTGAAATAACTAATGATTTATTAATAAAACATGATTTAAGTGTAAATAATATTGCAAATTTTAATAATGTAAATATATTAAATAAATTAGAAGTAGAAGGTGATGTTTCATTAAATATAAATTTACAAGTAGATAATGATGTATTAATAAAAAATGATTTAAGTGTAAATAAGATTGCAAATTTTAATAATGTAAATATATTAAATAAATTAGAGGTAGATGGTGATGTGTCTTTAAATAGTAATATTGAAATTAGTAACAATTTATTTATAAATAATAAAACCATAAGTAAAGATTTATCTATAAATAATATTGCAAATATTAATTTTTTAAATATAAAAAATAATTTATCAGTAGATAAAGATACTACATTTAATAAAGATATTTATGTTACTGATATAAGTAGAGATAGAACAATAATAGAACCAATCTTGAGAAATTCAGGTTTTGATGATGAGGGAATTGATAATTACTTTGAAAATAATATTCGTGTTTTGAAAATTGATACAGAAACATATAAATTATATTATGGTGAAGTAGATTTTTCTGGAAGTGATGTAAGAGTTACTATAGATGGAATAATTGAAGATTATTTATCTGAAAAAATAATAAATATAAATAATAAAACTTTTTTCAATAATGATGTGTCATTAAATAAAAATGTAGAAATTTCAAATAATTTATTAGTTAAAGAAAAATCATACTTTAAAAGCAATACTATTTTTAGAAATGATATTATTTTAGTAAATAATGATCTAGAAAATTCAGAAATTATAATACCAAATCCTCCAACAGAAAATAACATGAGAATGATATATGGACCAGGATTGATAGGTATAGATCCTTCACCATATTATTCTTCTTTAAGTAATGATAAAGGTAAAGTAATAATATATGGTAATTTAGAAGTATTGGGAACACAAACAATAATAAATACCGAAGTACTTCAAGTAAAAGATAATGTAATAAGAACCAATATAAAAGACTCTATAGGAGGATTAGAAGTATATAATATCGATGATAATACATTTAGAGCAAATTTCATTTATAATCATGTTACAAAAAATTGGACAACATCAAATACTGATTTGACAGTTGGAACAAATAATTTGTTATCTAATAAAATAAAAACAAATGAAATAATTATAAATGATAATATTACTCCTCAAAATGAAAGAGTATCTATTCCTAAATTACTTTCAAATGATTTAAGCAGCAATAATTCATTTATAAATGAATTAACAGTTGTAAATATGAATAAAATAAAGATGGTAGATGAAATTGATTTAAATAATAATAAAATAAATAATATTAAATCTTTACATGGTTATGGTAACACATCTTTGAAAATTTCATCTGATTTATTTTTTGAATTTAATAAAAATTTATTATTAAATAGTAATAACATTAATAATATTAATGATATTTCGGGTATAAATAAAATTTTAGGAATTCAAAAATTAATATTAAACGGTGGTATTCGTGAAGAAATAGATTTTAGTAATAATACCTTAATAAATATAGGAGAAATTGAAGGATATGGAAGTAATTCCATAAAACTATTGAGTAATTTAAATGCAAATAACAAAAGTATTGAGAATATAAACACGCTTTCAGGATATAATAGCGAATTAATTATAAAAGATGGTACAGAATTAAGAGTAAATAATATTGTAGCTTCAAATTCTGATTTAGAAATAAAACAAACTACTGATAATAAAAAAATTTTAATAGTAAATGAAATTGAAAATCCAATAGAATTAAATGCTTTTGGTGTTCCTTTCAGCTCGAAGGCAAAAATTGAATTAAATTCAAATAAAATTGTAATAAGTGAGACAACTAGAAATGGTACTGACGAATTTATTGTAAAATCAAATGATTCAAAAATAGAATCAAATAAATTAGAAATAAACTCAAATTTTATATATATAGGAAAAGCTAATTCAACTATAATAGTTAATGAAGGTGTTAATTTTAATAATAAAAATTTAACAAATATAAATAGTATATCAACACCTAGTATATATTCATCTACTTCTAATATAACGTTTAATAGTAATAATTTAACAAATATAAATAGTATATCTACAACAAGTATATCTACAACAAGTATATCAACGCCGAGTATATCTTCATCCTCGTCTAATATAAATTTTAATAATAAAAATTTAACAAATATAAATAGTATATCAACAAATATTATAAAAGATTATACAGATAACTTAGGCGCCGTAGATGAAGTTTTAACATCAACTGGTTCACAAATAGTATGGAGATCTTTACCGCCCACTAATTTATCAAGAGAAATTGATACAGCTAATAACAATTTTTATATTATATCAAGTACACAAGCTCATCCAATAAACAATAGAGCTGCAATTCCATTTTCTCAAGGTAATACAAATGATTATATTGGCAATGATCCGGGATTATTTACACGTGATTTATTTTATATATTAAAAAATATTAATCCTGAAATTACAATCTATTCTAAAAATGAAAATAGTATAACAATGAAGATAACACCAGGAGACAATCTAGTTGAAATTCCAGCTTCTAGCGAAACCGATGCTGGACTAATAACAAAGGAACAAGTTTTAAAATTAAAAGAAATACAAATAGGTGCAGAAGTAAATGTTCAAGCAGATTGGAATGAGAGTAATACAACTTCAGATGCGTTTATTAATAATAAACCGAGTTTGTTTGATGGTGACTATAATAGTTTAAATAACCGACCATCATTGTTTAATGGTAACTATAATAGTTTAAGTAACCGACCATCATTGTTTAATGGTAACTATAATAGTTTAAGTAATAGACCATCATTGTTTGATGGCAACTATTATAGTTTAACTAGTAAACCAAATATAATTATAAATAATTCTTCAAGTGGAGGATTTGAACCAAGTGCAACAGTAGTTGAAGTAAGTAATGATATAAGAAGGGGTAGTGAAAATAAACAGGCAGAAAATTTAGTATTTCTAGATAATAATAATGAGTTTTATACAATGAAATTAAATAAAACAGTAAATAATGCAACCAGTGAAAATTATAATGGTATTAGAGTTTGGTTAGATGATAATTTTTATAGAACTGAAAAAGTTTTTACTTCATTTACAAGTCCAAGAATATATTTTAATAATACAAACAATTTAATAAATGGTTCACAATATATATTATTTATTCATCCAAATAGCAGTCAATCAATAACTATTAAACCAGAATATATTAGTCATGGTGATAGTGGATGTTTTAATTTTGAAGAAATTATATTAGATTCAGGAAATAGAAAAAGTTGTATTTGTATAACACTATGTAGTTCACGTAATGGAAATGAGCCTTCTCTATATATTTCAGCTTCTATATTTAATCATGTAACATATACAGGATAATATTAGATTATGTAAATTAAATATAAAAAAATAAAAATAATTTATAAAATAACTTTTTTATATTATATTATATTAAGTAATAATGAATTTAGAATTATTAAATTTAATACCAGATGAATTATTAAATTTAATTTTCAAAGATTTAAAACCATCTGTAAAATATAATTTAAATAAAAAGTTATTTTATAAATTTTATAAATATCGTTTTTGTTTAATAAATAATAAATTTATGTTTCGTAAAAGCTATATTGGAATGCATGATTTTTTTTACATTAATAATATAAATTATATAAACTACATTATTAAAAAAGATTGTTTAATGCATTTAAATTATTTAATTACAAATAAAATGAAATATGATAATAATAATTTTATAATGAATAATTATATATATTTTCAAAATTATAAATTTATTAATTTTATTGATTTAATTTTTTGTTTATCAAAAAAGTATAATTCAAATAAAATATATGAATATATACTGCTATTTATAAAAAATAATAAACTAACAGAGTTAATTAAAAAAGAGCATAAATATAATTATAAAAATAATAATAATAATAAAAAAAAAATATGGAAAATTTAAATTTAAATAATATCCTTGATAGAAACAATATACTTATTAATATAAAAAATATATTAGACAATTTTTCTATTAATAATAATAATAAAAAAGGTATATATGTATATGGAGATAATGGTATAGGAAAAAGTAAATTAATTTTAAATTTTTTAAAAGAAAATAATTTTGATATTTTATATTATGATAATAGTATAATTAGAAATAAAAATTTAATAGAAAATATTTGTAGTAATAATTTGAGCAATAAGAATATTTATAGTATGTTATGTGAAAAAGAAAAAAAAATAGTTATCGTAATAGATGATATTGATTGTATGAATTGTGGAGATAAAAATGGAATAGTCACATTAGTAAAATTAATAAGAGAAAAAAAAACAAAAAAACAAAAATTAGAAAATTTTACAAATAATCCAGTTATTTGTATAAATGGGAGAGGTAGTGATAAAAAAACATTAGAACTTATGAAAGTATGTAATGTTTTTGAAATAAAATCTCCAACGAATATTCAATTAAAAAAAATAATAGAAAATTTATATCCAAATATTTATAAATATAGAAAAGAAGAAAATATAATAATTGAAAAAAATATATTAAATTTTCTTGATAATAATTTATTATCATTTGATAAACTAGATTTTTATTATAAAAATGATTTTATATATAAAAAATTTTTTGATTATAATTTTATAAATACAAATTTAAATTATAATAATAATTTAAATATTAAATTAATTACAAAAAACATTTTATCAAATTCCTATAATTTTAATGATATTAATAAAATTTTAGAAAGTGATAGAACAATAGTATCTTTGTTATTTCATGAAAATATTGTAAATGTAATAGATATAGATAATTTAGACATTTATTTAGAAATTTTAGAAAATTTTATTTTTGCTGATTATATAGATAGAATAATTTTTCAAAAACAAATTTGGCAATTAACAGAATATAGTTATATAATTAAAATTTTCTATAATAATTATATTTTAAATAAGAATAATTTATTAAAGATAATAAACATTGATAAGATTATATTTACAAAAGTTTTAACAAAATATAGTAGTGAATATAATAATTATATTTTTATTTATGCATTACTTCAAATTTTTTTAGTAGATAAAATAGATATTTATATTTATTTTTTAAACATTTCAGAATCAAATATAAATGATATAATTTCAAAGTTAAAATATGTAAATATAAATAAATTAGAAATAATAAGAATTATTAAATTTATTAATTACATAATAACATTTAATAATAAATTAAAAGAAAATTTAAATAATGAATTTGATGAAGATTCTATATATTATTTAGAATCATTTTAGTTTTTTAATAGTATTATTAATCAATCTTCCAATACATTCACCAACATCTTCATTATCAAGATATTCATAAATATCATTATTTAGAATATTTTTATAATATTTTTTATTTTTTATTAAAATCTCTTCTAATTCTTCTTCTTCTTCTTCTTCTTCTTCTTCTTCTTCTTCTTCTAATTCTTCTTCTTCTTCTTCTTCTTCTTCTTCTTCCTTTTCTTCTTCCTGATCTACTTTCTTTCCTTCCTCTCCTTCCTTTTCTTCTTCCTCTTCTTCCTCTTCTTCTTCTTCTTCTTCTTCCTCTCCTTCTCCTTCTTCTTCTCCTTCTTCCTCTTCTACTTTTTTTCCTTCCTCTCCTTCCTTTTCTTCTTCCTCTCCTTCCTTTTCTTCTTCCTCTCCTTCCTTTTCTTCTTCCTTTTCCTCTTCTTCCTCTTCTTCTCCTTCTTCTTTTCCTTCTTCTTCTTCTTCTTCTTCTTCTTCTTCTTCTTCTTCTTCTTCTTCTTCTTCTTCTTCTTCTTCGCCTTCTTCGCTTACATCTGAAAATTCATATTTTTTTAATTCTTTATTAATATCATCATCTTCTTCGTCGTCTGTTTCTTCTATTTCTATTTCTGTTAATTCATTATGTTTTTCATTTTCTAATTCATATAATTTTTTGATACCATCATTAGCTAATTTGTCTGCCATTTCATTATAATAATTGTTACTATGTCCTTTTACCCAATTCCACTCTACCGTATGAATATTACATATTTTGTGATGTTTTCCAGTTATTTTTTTTCCAGGAAATAATCCATTTAGTAATACCATCTTTTACATATTTAGAATCTGTATAAATTTTAATTGATTTTTTTTCATCAAAATATTCAAGAGATTTAATAGCAGCAAGTAATTCCATACAATTATTTGTAGTATTTTTTACTCCACCACAAATTCTTTTTTCTTTATTATCAATAATAATAACAGACCCCCATCCTCCATCTCCCGGATTTCCTTTACATGCACCGTCTGTATAAATATTAATTGAATTATTTTTAATACTATCAATAATTTCTAAAGAAATATTTTCTTTAATAAATTTTTCTGAGTTATTTTTTAACATATTATAATCATTTTGCAAATCTTTATATTGTTCTAATAATTTATCATATTTTTTTTTTAAATTATTATATTCAGGCAAAGAATATAAAATATTTTTTAAAGAATCAATAATAGATAATTCATTATTAAATTTTGTAAAATAATTACCAAGATTATTTTCTAAACTTTTTTTTACTTCATTACTTATAGTATTAATAACAAGTTTAATTTCTTCTTGGGACATATTGTTTAAATACTATTGTATAAATAATTTTATATCAATTTTAAAATTATTTAAATATTATTTTTGTTTTGATAAAATTCTAGAATTAATAAGAAAATCTTCATTTTCTTCATAAATATCTGGTACAAATTTGGATAATGGTTTATCTATAACTAATAATAATCTTTCATACTCTAATAATTTTCTATATTCTTGTATATCTAAATTTCCATAAAATTTAGATAGTAAATAATAAGGAGATGGTGCCGGTTTTATATTTTTATCATAGTTATAAATTTTACCATAAATATTATTTAATAAAGAATATCTTTCAAATTTGGTAGATGAATCTATAGATTCATTCATTAAATATGCAGTTGCACATTCAGGAGAACAAAAACATCCATAACAATTATATTTATTATCTATATAATTTCTTGGTATATATATTGGATTATTATCAAATGGACAAGTGCACCAAAAACAAGCAGATTTGTCTGAAATATTTAATGTTTTTAAATTGTAGGATAATTCTTTTAATTTTTTATCAATAATTTTACGCTGAATAATATTTATATTATAATTAATAGTGTTATCTTTTTCTTTATTAGTATTACTATTAGTATTAGTATTAGTATTAGTATTAGTATTAGTATTAGTATTAGTATTTATATTACTATTATTATTATTATTATTATTTTTACTATTAATAGTTGTAATATAAGATATATTATTATTATCAATTATATTATTATAATTATTATAAGTATTATAGTTATTGATACTTTCATTTTCGTTTTCATATTCACATTCATTATTATTGTCGATATTATTTTTTATAAAATTGTATTGTAAATTAGTATCATTTATATTATAATTATCAACATCACTAATATTTGGAGTATATTTAATAAAATTTTGATTATCATTTATATCTTTAGTATTACATTTTAAATGTAATATTACATTGGGAATAGTTATATTAGTTTTTATAATGGTTTTTTCTTCAATAATTTGGCCACCTTTTGGTTTTCTTCCTCTTTTTTTAAGTTGTTTACATAAACTTATATCATTAACAGGATTATCATTAACAGGATTATCATTAACAGGATTATCATGAGGAGAATTATTAGATATATCTTTATTTATATTTTCATAATAAGATTTTGGTTTTCTACCTTTTTTTTTTATCATTTTAACCAGTAATATTATATTTAAAATCTAATTTAAATAGTTTTTATTTATATTTAAATATAATATTATTAGTTATTTTAATGATAGAATCATCCCCTTGGACAGAAAAATATAGACCTTCATCATTTGATAATATAATATTAGACGATGTAAATAAAGATATTTTTGAGTCAATTATAGCAAATAATTATTTTCCAAATATGTTATTTTATGGCCCTCCTGGAACTGGAAAAACAACAACAATTATAAATTTGATAAATAATTACCAAGAAAAATACAATATGCAAAGTAAAGCATTAATAATACATTTAAATGCTTCAGATGAAAGAGGAATTGATATTATCAGAAATAATATATTAAATTTTGTAAATTCAGATATATTATTTATAGAAGGCGTGAAATTTGTTATTTTGGATGAAGTTGATTATATGACAAAAGTAGCACAACAAGCATTAAAATGTTTAATTCAATCAAATACTAATAATGTAAGATTTTGTTTAATTTGCAATTATATAAGTAAAATAGATATTTCTCTACAATCAGAATTTATAAAAATAAGATTCAATAATTTACCAAAAAAAGATATTTTTAAGTTTTTAAAAAATATAATAACTTTGGAAAAATTAAATGTTAATGATAAGATAATATATTCTATAATAGAATACCATGATAATGATATTAGAAGTATGATAAATTATATACAATCAACGAGTATAAAAAAAAATATTTTAATAGATAATGAATTACTTGAAAAAATGCTATTAGAAACATTGAAAAACAATCATTATAATTATATAAAAAGTATAGAAAATATACAGAAAAAATGTAGTATAGATTTAAATATTTTATTAAATAAATATATAAATTTTTTGATAACAAAATTTATAGATAAAATAGATTCATATATATTAAGCATTTTTGAATTAAATGTTCATAATATTTCAACAAATATCTTTATAAATTTTGATTGTATATATTATGCAATAATTGAGTATAAAGATTTATTTAATAATTGAGTATAAAGATTTATTTAATCATTAACAATATTATTAGAAGAATTGATTCTTTTAAGTAATCTAGATTGCCATTTATTTTCTTTAATTTTTTTTTGAGGATTAAAATTATTTTTATTTAAAGAATATTCTGATGAAAAATCGTGTAAAAATTGTTCTTTTATATCATTATAATAACCATATATATATATTCTATTTTCTTCTTCTAAATTATTTAATTTAAAATGATTATATGTATTGGTGCAGTTAGACATTTTTATATAAATAAATAAAATTATTTTTTAAAAATATTTTTAAAAAATAATTTAAAATAAATTGAAGAATTAATTTAAAATAATTATTATAAATAATTTAATGTCAATAGATGAAGAATGGGGATACTTTCTAGAAAATGATAATTTAAAAGATTATGAACAATCAATTTCTTTAGATGAATCTAAATATGATGAAGAAAATGATGAAGAAAATTATGAAAAAAAAAATAATATTTTACCACAAGCAAGTGATATTTATATTTCAACAAAAACAAAAATAGTTTATTTGAATATCAAAGATATAAATATATATGAAATTTTTTGGAATATTGATATATTAGATTATAATATACAAAGAGAAGGCATTATTAAAAAACAAATTAAATTATCTTTACCTAATAAGGAAGAAAGTATAAAATTAGATGAAAAATTAAAAAAAATTAACAACATCAAAATAAAAATAATAAATAAATTAGAAAATAATATGATAAATGACATTGGAAAGTATAAAGACATTAGAAAAATAAGCGTTGGTTTATCTAAAAAAGATTTAACAATAAAAAGATGTAAAGAAAAGAGTGCTTTTTATAATTGTTTTGTAGTAACATTAAGAATTAATATTAACGAAATTTTTAAAGAATTTCATATTAAAGTTTTTAATACAGGAAAACTTGAAATTCCAGGAATTCAAGATGATGAAATACTTTATAAAATAATTAATTATATAACATATACGATTGGAAATATATTAAATATGAATATTAATTATAATAATAATATAGAAAATGTATTAATTAATTCTAATTTTAATTGTGGATTTTTTATAAACAGAGAGAATCTTTTTAATATTTTAAGAAATAAATATTCAGTAAATGCAACATATGATCCTTGTTCTTATCCGGGGATACAATGTGTTTATTATCATGATTTGATTAATAATAAAAAAGCAGATGAAATTATTAAAACTAAAGATATATGTAAAATATCATATATGATATTCAGAACAGGTAGTATTTTAATTGTTGGAAAATGCACTGAAGAAATTTTAAAAAATCATGTATATAAATATATAAAAGAATTATTAGAAGTAGAATATAAAAATATATTAATTTCAAATAATCAATTTGATTCAAAAAAAATAACAAAAAAAGAAGTAAAAAATAAAAAAATAAAAAAAAAAATTTTATTTTTTAGCACTTAAAATATATTTTATATAATATTATAATCATTTTGATTTGTATTGTTTAAAAATAAACTTAAATTATTATCAAAAAATTTATCTAAATTTTCATGTTTTTTATCAAATTCATGATAACTTGTTAAATTATTTATAGTTTTAATAAAATTATGTAATTTTTCTAATGATATATTATTATTATATAAAGAATTAATCCTTTTTTCTAAATTTAAAAAAATATTTTTAAATTTTTCTAAATAATTATTTTCTGAAAAAATCTTTTTTTTAATATAATAATCGAGATATAATATATAAAAATTATTTACAATTTTTATATTTTTTATATAATCAAAATATTTATCATCATCTATTCGTTTTTTTTGTTCTATAATTTTTATATCGTTTTGCAAAATTGTTTTTTTATATGCAAAAATAATAGCATCTTTTATTGTAAAATCAAAATTATTTTCTTGTTTATTATTTATAAAATTAAAATTAATTTGATTTAAAAATTCTATAAAATATACATATGATTTTTCTGTATTATTATATACATCATTTAAAGTATTTAGTGTATTTAATGAAATATTAAATACATTATCTATTATATTTATACCTTTTATATATAAAGATATATACAAATTATCATCGGTTTTTTTTATACTATTTAAAAAAAATATAGAATAATTTTTTATTAATAATAAATATTTTTTTAAAATAATATCTAAATTATTATTTATTAACATTACTATAAATAAATAATATTTTATAAAATATTATTTATTCTTTATTATTTTATTATTAATTTAATACAATACAATTTCTATGGAAATTATTTGATTTTCATAATTTTTTGAACCAACACCAAATGTATGAATAGTATTTCCATTAAATGTTGTATCTGATAATAAAAATATATGACCGTCGGTTTCAATATCTGGAAGATATTGTGTTTGTATTAGAGAATCAGTATCAGTATTATAATATCCATTATTAGTACCCCATACATAATAAACATAACATTCAGTAATCATTTCTCCATCATCACTTAGTATAGGAAATGTGTTAGAAGTAATAGTATTAGCAAAATCTATATTAAAAGATGATATAATACGTGGTATATGTGCATCTTAGTGGAAAATATATAATTCAGAACCATCATCATTAATGAAAGGATGGTCAAATTTACTTAAAATGTATTGTTGCATAGAAATTGTTGCAAATGCTTCATTTGAAGGTCCTCCAGTATAACTATCAATATTTTTAAAACATTCTATATCAAAATACTGTGATTTACTAAATTTATTAATAATAGGTTCTAACCAATTGGCATATTTTGCTGTAGTGTTAAAATATATATCAGAAGTATTAAATTTAAATTTTCTTCTATTGTAGTATAAAGCAATAATGAATTTAGTTAAATTTTCTTCATCTAAATTTGTATCTCTCAATATTCCATTTATTCTAACTAACAGTTCATCTAAATTATTATCGCGATTATAAGAATATGAATTACCATAGCTTCGATGGGGATGTCTATTATAATTACATGCATATCTGCCCCACCAATCTCTTTCATCACCAGTATATGGAAGATTATATGGTAAATATATAGAATTTAACACATCTGTTATATCAGAATTAAATGAAGTTGCTCCATATAAAAAATCTGTTAAATTCATACAATTTGAAAATTTACATCCAGTAAAATCTCCATTAAAAGAAGAACAATTTTTAAACATTTCTGAAGCATCTTTAATAAAATTAAAATTATATTTATTCATTTTGGTTCTTTTTCCAATTTGTTCGCCATTATTATATAAACGACAATTTAGAAACATATTTTTACAATTAATTGCAAAATCTGTTTTTTTTGGAAAGAAAATATTCATATCGTAACAATTTTCAAACATATTTTCCATACTAAAACTTTTATCAATGCACCTAAAATCCCAATTTAATAGATTTCCCAATCCAGAATTATATCCATTATTCCAATTATATAAGTTTTTAAAAGCATTCCTAAAATCTCTTGAACCAGAAACTCTACTTCTTGAATTGTGTAAAATTGGTTCCCATCCAGGATTTTCATATTGATGTGTTATTTTATCCGCATGAAAATTTATAACTTTAGAGTACCAAGATTCTCCAAAATCATCACTAATAATTCTTAATGTACCCGAACTTGATTCAGCAAGTGCAATTATTCGTTTACCATCAAATGATGCGCTCTTAATATTTCTTAAATTATAATTTGAAGTTGATTCTGGAAAATTAACATTATCAGTTTCTATTGAACCAGGTGAAAAATATTTGACATTATTTATATCATTAGCAGGAGTGTTAAAAGTAGTATTTAATACTCCATCTGTAGCAGAATTAATATAAAATAATGCGTTTAAATAAACAACACGTGGTTCAATATTAGTATTTGAATAATCTATTGCATAAATTGGTAAGCCATATATTTTATATCGCATATCAGACGCATTACGAAAGAAAGTTAAATTTCCAGTAGTAAATATTATTACTCTCGTTCCAATATCTATAATACTAGTAATTAAAGAACCATATGATTGAGATGAATTTTTTACAATTAAACTGTTTTCAGAAAAAAGATTAGTCCAAAAATTTTGATGACTATTTGTATCATTATAATTATAAAGTCCTGCCATTTCATTATACGAGTCTGAAGGATTACTATAACTGTTTTGGCTGCTTACTGCAATAATTACTTTTCCTCCATAATCATATACACCTATTGAACTAATAAAATAGCCGTAATTGTCGTGGTGCGGCCTTCCTACACCATGGAACTCTCTCCAACTTATACCACCATCTCTTGAGAATATTGCTGTTCTTGAAGTATTTTCAGCTCTTGAATGACCAGTAGCAATTATTACAAAATCTTTATATCCATGTTTAGTATATTCAAAATCAGTAACAATAAAGTAATTAATCCAGCTTGTCTCATAAGTGTCAAATATATATTTATAGTCGTGACCATCATCTCTAGCTTTTAGTATTTGATCAATTACTCTTTGTCTATCGTCTTCATCCCATGTACTTGGTGCAAATCCTCCAGTGCCTCGGCTCTCTGCTGTTTTAAATTTCCACCACCAACTTCCATTTGTTGTATGCTGATCTGGATCGCCAGATGGATTATCACTGTAACCAAAATATCTTAAACAAATTTTATTAAATTCATTACTAGAATAATAAGCCCTACCAAAATATCCATCTTCACGTTTTATAGCAGTTGTCCATGAATAACCATTGTCATTAGAAAAACATATAGGCGAAAGAGAACGGCTCCATATATTTATTGCTCCACCCATAAGCCATCGTCCATGCCCATTATTTAATTCAGGAATAAATTTAACAGCATACACTTCTTTTAAATTTTGATTTCTAGTTGTTTCAAGATAACCCCAATATGGATGAGGATTCCATCTTCTACCCCATGGTTCAGAACTCCAGTTAAAAAAAAACGCTGTATTTTTAGTATCATCATTTACATAATTTCCTGGATTAGTATGTCCCCATTGATAATCTGGTCTCCATCCACCAGTTATACTTTTAGTCCAAACATAAACACCTTTTTCATTATTATCATGATTTCCTGGATAAAATGTACCAGCATCTACTTTTTCTGAAGTTTCTGCTTGAAATGTTTTATTACTAGTTGTATATTTAACTACTCCGCCATCTGTTCCAATTATCCATTTTCCATTTCCATATGCAGCACATGTAATATTTCCTGCAAATACTTTAGGTCGTACTTGATTACTATATGTATGATTTGGTTCATAAAATGTTTCACCGTTATCTGTTGATACATACAAATTTTTATTTTTATATGCAACCCAAATACCTATATCATTTTCATCTAAAAATTTATCATCTAATAATTTATATCTATTTAAGTTAGAATTAAAAACAGGTTTTGATATTGATATTTTGCTACAAACTTCTTCTAAATTTGTTTCATCCCATCCTAATACTCTTTTTGCTGTCATAATATGAGTATTAAACTGTGTTGTTTGACTTTCTAATCTTAATGTCCAATTTTTATTATTAAAATCACGAGATGTATCATATTCAAAGGCACTTTCTATATCTTTATACATAATATCCCAGTCTTCTTCTTTTCTTGGTGGAAAAATATTTAATTTATTTTTGGCAATAGTTATTTTTTTTGGAGTATTATTAGTATTTTCTCCATAATCAATAATAACTCTTAATATAAACATACTATTGCCCATGTTAATATTCCAATCTCCATTTTCACCAGTTGTATTTCCTTTAGTACTATATTGATTTCCGGCGGGTTGCCAATCATAACCATCAAAAAATTTATCGTTTTTAATTACAAATGAAAAAACTGGTCGTCCACCATATGCTGTACCTTCGGCATATATATGAAAATAAAGCCATAATTCCCTATAATCAAATTGATTTCTATAATCATAATTAACAGAAGGGTTATAAACATTCATATTTATTAGTTTTCCAAGTAAAAAATCATAAGTATGACTACCATTATTGTTATTATTATTTGTAGCTAAATCTGAGTTAACAAACATCCAACGTGTATTTTTTGTAAATAAGTGTGTAAATTTGGTACTCAAATAACTATTACCATAATATATGTTTTCATTATTATGTGGTTGATTAGGGTTCATATTAGTAAAATCCGGAGTCTCTGTTTTAAATGAAGAGGAAGAAAATATACTAGGTGGAGATACTACACTAACTTTATCATTAGGATTTGTAAAAGAACTAAAAGTATTATCAGAAAATGCGTTAGTAAAAAATCCATTAAAACTAAATATATGACCTGGATCCATAAAAGATATAAAAGTTTCTCTTGGATAATTAGAATAACTGCTTTTTTTAAATAATGTTAATGTTCTAGTTTCACTATTAACTACATTATTATTGGAAATAATACCATTTTGTCCAGACATATGGTTAGTATAAGTATAGCCAGGAGAATAAAGAATAATAGAATTAGCATTAAATGTAATCGGTGACCAAATAATAATAAGTTCTTCTCGTTGTGGTAAAGGTAAATAAAAACATGAAGTTAGAGAAATATATGTATTATTATTTTTTAATATATTTAATATATTTACTTCACAATTTTGCCCAAGTTCTTTATTATAAATATCTTGATCATAAGCATTATTTACATAAGGAGTATGAATATATGGGTCGTAATAAGGAGCAATATCATATGTCTGATTATGTCTACTGCGCAGTGGACCCCCCGTGACCCGTTCCCATGTATCCAAATTAAAATCATTTGCAGGCCAAGCTGTATTGTCTGAGTTAATAGAATTAGCATTAGGAAGTGTTTCAAAAACACTACCGGCAACATTTATTACTTTGTTATAAAATTGTGAGTCTATATCTCCCCAATAGTATTTATGAAATTTTTTGCCATTTTCACCAACTGGCTTAACAATATATGGTTTCATATGAGTATGTGGTACTGTTCCATAAAAAAAGGGTCTTTTAAAATTATTATTTTCAAAAAGACTATTATAAATTTGTCTCCATCCATCTTCACCATAATGTGCTACATAAAGTGTACCAGCAGCCCTTGTAAAACCAGCACCCCAATGATGTACATCATTACTATGGCCCAATACTTCTCCATTTCTATTACCATGATTTAATGAAAAAACAAGACCAATACATTTTTGTAATTCACTTAAATTATTACATAATTTTGGTAAACGATTATGGTTGTTATATGAACCTATACTAGTTGGAGTTAAATGTATTATATCATCTGGAATGCTAGGTTTATTTAATCCACAAAAAAATTGACCTATCCCTGGTAAATAATAATGATTTCTATTTTCATAAAAGTATAAAGTGTGTTCTACATTTAAATGTTTAATTTTAACTGCGAGTACATCATACATTGAACCATCCCAATTTTCATCCAAATGACTATGATAATGATGACTAATATATCCAGGTATACAGTCCACTCTTAATGCATAATGAAATGGACTTTTTCCAGTAATATTATAACATAAATTTGCATATTCATCAGCAGTAATGCCATATATTTTATCGGCAGGACATTGATGTTGATATCTACACATAACAAAGGGCCCAACGTCATTATTATACTTATCTTGAATATTACTAGTAGTATCAAAATTTAGATCTCTAACATTTGAAGCATATATTACTTGAGGATTATATTCATGGGCTTTATAAAAATAATCTTGACTTCCATTAACACCATAGGTAAATTTTCTAAAACCAAATTCCCAAGAATTTTGCATATGAAAAAGCATGCTATAAAAAGCAAGTTTTTCATCTGATGTTATTCCTATAGAGCCTCTAATTATTTCGCGGCACGGATCATTATAAACTTTTATTCGAGACTCAACACCGCTCTCACCGCTCCACCAGAATTTATTATTAAGAGTATTAGTTACTGCGACATTTTCTGGTATATTACCATTTGGATAATGAACTTTACTTAAATTATTTTGATTTGTATATGGCTGTTGTAATGAATTATAATAAAATCTTACTAAATGTTTACTAGGTTTTGTGGATATAACACGATTCCCACTAGTACCTGATATATAATATTCATATACATGTTTACTTGATTTTTCATTAGCTTCATTGCTTTTATTTCTAATATCAGAATGTAAAGAGTCCCAATTACATTCACATTGATAAAATACAGTAAAAAACCAAGATAACATACCAGAATAATCTTGACTATGGCCAACAAGGTCATAAAGACCTGAACCATTAAAAAATGCAGTAAATTTATCTGAATATTCTTGACTAATAGTTAATCTACCATCGCTCCACCATCCAGTCATAAAACCAGGCCCATTATATGAAATATCATTTTTTGGTGGTTTATATTGTAAACCAGTATTAGATATTTTATTTTGAGCAGAAAAAAATCCCGCAAATGGCATATTTAAATATAAAATAATTGTATATTTTATATTTAATTATTTACTTAATTATTGTTAAATAATTTTATTTTTTATTAAATAAAGAAGCAGATAAAAAAAATGATGTACCATTTATATTAGTAGCTGTAATAACTATGGAAGTATTTTCTGAATTTGAACATTCTATATCATCTTCATAATTCATATATAAATTATTAGATTGATTAGTAGTTATATTATCTTTACCATATAAAGTGCAAATTCCTACAGGTACAATATGTATAATTACCTGCGAAGAATTTCTTTGTTCAATTGATGATTCATTATTAAAATGAATATTCTTTATTTCGCTATTATTAGGAACTGAAATTATTTTAGTTAATAAAGCTTTTTCAAAATTTATATACAAGGTGTCTGTATTAAAATAAATATAATTAGTGCTAGAAATATTTGTGTTTAATGATAAATCATTACACATTATTATAGTATCAGAAATAATATTTCCAGTGGAAGTAATATCTCCACTGGAAGTAATATTTCTACAGCTAATATCTCCACTTGAAGTAATATCTCCACTCGAACTAATATTTCCACCATAAGTAACAATATTTCCGCTGGAAGTAGTAATATTTCCAATAGAGGTAGTAATATGTCCATTAGCGGTAGTAATATTTCCATTAGAGGTAGTAATATTTCCACTTGAAGTAAATAAATTTTGAATAACTAAATCTTTACATCGAATAGTTCCACTATTTTCAATACTTATTAAATTTATAGAATGAGGATCATTAGTATTTCGAATATAAATTGCATTTCCAAGTTCAATAGGTATAGTATCACCTCTTATATTTCCTGTATTTCGAAAGTTTAAATTATTTAAATTGTTTATACTTGTAGAGGTTGAATCATCCTTAAAGTTTAAATTATTTAAATTAGTAATACTTGTTGATGTTGAATTTGCAAAATTTAAATAATTTAAAATTTCTAAATAAGAAATTTTTTTTATAGGATTATTATCCATATCTAAAAAATGACTATTAATTTTTACATTTGCATTTTTAAATGTTAAATATAATTGATCTTCTATATTCTCTCTTTTTATATATGCTACTTTAGTATAATTTGGATACAAATTTATAATATGTTGATCAATATTAGAAGTCATTAGTTATAATATATTAATACTTTTAAATTATTAATATTTTATATAAATTTCTAAATTTAATATTTAATTAATAAAAATTTAATATTTAATGCAATATAATAGTTTTACATGTATAGGAAGTGTTTCATTATCCCAATCTTCTATAGAACTAGAATTTATTATTGTAGTTGGTAAGTAATGATAGTGACTGCCAGCAGCATCAATACCATTAACAGAACGAGTAGTACTATTACTATAATCTTGAAATTTAGCAGGATAATCACGCCAATAACCAGTACCATTGTGTGTATTATATAAACCATGACTGTGTTCACCATTACTACTTGTAGTTCCACTTAAACTCATATCAAAATTATTAATTGGTTTACGTGTTGTATATGAATTAGTAATTCCATCTATATTTCCACCTCTAATAAAAGAACCAGAATTATTTAAATCTGGTAATTTAAACATTAATTCATTAATAACACCACTGTCATCCCATGTATCACCAATTATTTGATATAAATTTAGATATGGTTCAGATTTTTGTATATATCTTCCATCACATTCTAACCAACCATCTGGTGCTTTTTTTGTTGCAAAACTTAATATTGTACCACAAGGAACAAATGGATTATGTATTTTTTGATTTATTAAATCTTCACTAATATTATAATTTTTCATTTTAATATTAGCATTACCATTTAAATTTAAATTAGAATTTATTGATAATTTATTAAAATTAGAATTATTATTAACAATTAAATTATTAGATATTTCAGAATGTTGTGTATTTACTATTAAAGTATTTTGATTTTGAGTTTCATTTATAGTTTTTTTTTCTGATTTTATAAATTTGGACATTATATATATAATTTATAAATTATATTTAATATTTAATATTTAATACAATATAAAAATTTTATATTTTTTGGTGCAGTTTCATTATCCCAATTACTAATATCAGAAGAATATATTGTAGAATTAATACTATGATTGTGATTTCCTACTCCATGTACTCCTCTCATATACTCTTTGTCAGCACTTTGATGTGAACCATCCCAATTTCCTTGTGGACTAAAATAATAATAATCCTGTTCGTGACCTTTATACCATAAATTATGTTGATGTTCACCTGAATTATTTAAAGTTCCATTTACATGGATATTAAAATCTTTATTTGGTTTACGTGTTGTATCATGGTTAATAATACCATCTACATTTCCACCTCTAATAAAAGAACCAGAATTATTTAAATTGGGTAAATTAAATGTAGTAGAATTATCTCCAACTCCCCAAGTAGTACCTATTATATTAAATAAATTTGCATAAATAATTCTCGAAATAGCATTTCCATCACATTCTAACCAACCATCAGGTGCTTTTTTTGTTGCAAAACTAACAACAGAACCACATGGAAAAAATGGATTATATATTTTTTGTTCTATAGAATTTTGACTAAAATTATAATTACTAATTTTAACATTAATAATTCCATCAATAATTATTTCATTAGAAATCGTTGCCCCACCATTTAATGAACAATCATTATTAACAAGCAAATTATTTGATATTTCAAGAAATGTTGAATCAAATTTTAATTTTTCTGAAGCAGAATCAATTGTTTCTTTTCTTATACTTGCAATAACATGATTAACTGACATAATTATTATATATATAAATTATTATTTATAATTTAAATAATAATTTATATAATTATATTTTATTAATATTTTATACAATATAAAAATTTTACATTTTTAGGTGCAGTTTCATTATCCCAATCTGATATGTTTGTAGAATTTATAGTTGCTGAAAAAGTATGATTGTGATCTCCTGCGGGATCAATACCATACATTCTTTGTTTCCCTCCACTATGTAAACCTCTTTTATGAGATGGAAAAAACGGTAAATTACCCGCTACTTCTGAATGTCCCATTGCATATCCACCTCCATCTTTAGTATATAAACCATGGTTATGATGTCCATCATATTCAGTAGTATTTCCATCAATAGTTATAGTAAAATTATTTTTTGGTTTCGAAGTACTGTCTATATAATATTGTCCATCTACATTCCCTCCTTGAATAAAATAACCAGCACTATTTAAATTTGGTAATCTAAATTTAGTAATATCATTATCTTGACTATTATCCCAAATATTACCAATAACATCAAATAAATTTTGATAATCACTTTTTAAAATATAACTTCCATCACAATCTAACCAACCATCAGGTGCTTTTTTTGTAGCAAAGCTAACAACAGCACCACAAGGAATATATGGATTATAAACACTTTGTTGAACACTATTTTCATTAATGTCATAATTATTAATTTTTATATTACTAATTGCATTAATATATAATTCATTTGAAATAGTAGTATTTCCATTTATTATAGAATCACCATTTACTATTAGATTTCCAGAAAATTCTACATAATTTGAATCCATTATTAATGTATTTGTGTTCGGAATTTGATTTATAGTTTTTTTTTCTGCTTTAATTTTTGCTATAAAAGGATTAAAAGACATAAATTTTAAATTATATATATATTTTAAAATTTATATTTTTATATTTAAATTTAACATTATTTAAATTGGATTTTTACCCGAAGCAATTAATAATTCATTAAGAGCGGATTTTATAACATTTACTTGATTTTTTAAATCATTATTTTCATTTTTTAAATCATTTATTTCTGTTTTTTGATTTTCAACAATAGTGTCTAATTCTTTAATTGCAACTAGACTATAAGTTAAAATACTATTATAACTTAAATTGTATTTTGCCTCTACAGTTTCTCCTGTTTCTTCATCTGTATAGTCACCGCCGTTTACATAACAGGCTAAATCTGGAATTTTTAAAATGTCTTGAGCTATAACACCTGCTTCCCATATCCAATTACCCGAAATCTCGCCTTTATAATTTGCTTCTTTCATATCCATAGTTTTTTGATACTTTTTGGGTTGTAATTGTCTAATAACATCTAAACCACTGTTTATATCAATTTCATTATGTTTCAATCTGTCATCACTTGTGAAAAATATATGCTGTGTAAAGATACTACCTCTACTAACTATTATTGCATTTTGACCCCCGAGCGTGGTATTCAATGTGCCATTATAAGAAATACAAATGTGTCTGGTGCCGGAGGACCACCCATTGCCGCTCGCATTATTAATAGACCCTATTCCACGAATATCCATTAAGACACCGTGTTTTGTCATACTTTCAGATGAACCAGCTAGATGTCCTAAAAAATCTCCATTTCCAATCACTTTATCATTAAAAGTAACTGAACCGGCAACATTTTGACTACTTGTTGTAGTAGTTGAAAGAAAATCTCCCACATTCTGCCAAATAGGAGGAGAATTAATTCCTTGTGATTTTAATACTTCACCACTTAATCCATAACCATTATTATTTGAATCAAGTAATCTTATTGTTCCACTAATATCTAAATTATTTAAAGATGTATCTCCTTTTATAGTAAAATCTCCAGTAACATCTAGATTATTATTTACATTTAAATTACGAGTAATATCTACATCATTATAAAATGATGCCGCTCCTTGCACATTTAAAATAGAATTCAATGTTGTATTTCCTTCTACTTGTAAAATTCCATCAATTATTGCATTATTTGAAATTTGTAAAGTATTAAATTTAGCATCTATTGTTGGTAATTCATAAGATGTTGCTGCACTATCATAGAAATTTATACTATCTTCTATAATTAAATTTTGTGTTTTTGAAGTTGTAAAAAATGATTTTTTTCCAACTTCGATACCATCTAAATTATAACCAATAATAGTATTATAAATATTTCCACCTCCTATATTTTGGGTCTCAACAACTTTATTACCAGGAAAAATAGGAGTCTCTAAAAATTCAACAGGGGTTTTAAATATAGTTGCCGACGGAAATGTAGAATCAATCTCTATACGGTCATTAGATATATCTATAATAAATTTTTCTGCATCATTTATTGTTGAAGATATAATAATTTTTTTTCCATGAATTTTATCATCAAAAAATTTATTGGTTAAAGATTGTTGAGTATTTAATTGAACAATATTATTATTTTCAATACTAGTAATTTTTGTAGCAGTACTTGCATTACCACTTGTATTTTGATTACCAATTGTATTAACACCTGGTAAATCTATATTAGTGGTACCATCAAAATCTACGCCACCAATTTTTCTAGATGTATTTAATTTTGTTGCAGTTCCTGAATTTCCTGTAAATTGTGAAGCATGAATAGTAGCAGTTCCATTATCAAATTCCCATCTATTATAAGTTTTATCATATTCTAATTTTTTTAATATTTGAGTTGTTCCTTGACCTACATCAATATTAATACCACCAGTATTCATTCCATCTATATTTGCATTTAATAAAATAATATTATCACTTAATTCAATAACAGTAGAATTAATAGTAGTTTGAATACCTAATACACTTAAATTGCCATCAATTATAACTGTTCCATTACTATTGGTGTGTGGTTTTATAGTAATTTTATTTTGTTCTGCAAAAATTTCACCTTTACTATTTACATCTTCATTTGTATTATATAAATTTATTTTATTATAAACATTTATATTTCCTTTAACATCAATTGTACCATTATTATTTTCAATACTAAATGGTTTTATTTCTAAATTATTATTAGAATTAATACTCATTAATGTATAATTACTATCATTACCCAACTTAATATTATTTTTTTGATTTAAAATACCATCAATAATAACTTGTTTTTTAAATGTAGAATTTTCATTAACATTCAAAATACTATTTATTGTTGTAGTTTTACCAGAAGAAGATAAATTTATATCACCAATAGAAGTAAATGTACCATCTTTTAGAATAGTAAGAGTATCAATTATATTAAATTCATCTATTTTATTTTTAACATTTAAAACTTTATTATCACTTTTTGAAGTTTTTAAAATTAAATTTCCACTTAAATCAACTTGATTATTAAAATTGCTTGTACCATTAACTGTAAAATTTTCTCCAATTGTAAAATTTTTTCCAACACTAGCACCTTCTGCAACTGTTATATGTGAAATATCGAGGTTAGCTTTATAATAAGTTATATCAGGTTCTTCTAACAACTCTTCAAATATAAAATAATCTTTAACTCCAATACTATTAGCACTAACATTTGTAAAGAAAGCTTTTTCTCTTCTAATAGCTGATACATTATCAATACCAATTGGAGTATTATATATAAATCCGCCTGGAATATCTGCATTTTGTACACTTCTAATTTCTCCACCAAGTAAATCTAAATTACCATTAATAGTTACACTTCCATCTAATAAAATTCCACCTTTATCAGTAGTTACAATTCCATCAGTTCTTATAAGATTATTAGATACTACTACCTTATCATTTTGTATATGTAGTACTTTTTTATAACCACTCTCTGAAAATAAATTAAAATTTTTTTTAAGGTTTAATGAACCATCAATAATTGTTTCATTTTTAGCATACAAATCATTTTCTACAGTTAATTCATTAATAACTGCATCAGTTATTACATTTAATGTATTTTTTACAGTTAAATCATTATCAATTAATGCATTAGTCTCAACAGTAAAATCTATATTTGAAACCCAAGAATTTTTTGTATCACTATATATAAACTGTTTATTGCCAGAAATTTCAATACCAGCACCATCAGTTGCCGCATGGGTTGGGGCACTGCTAGCTAAAAATATTCTATGATCGCTAATATCTAAAATAGATGAATTAATAATTGTTTTGGTTCCTTCAACAATTAAATTGCCTTTAATTCTTAATTCACCTGTATTATCATTATGTTTAGAGGGGTCAATAATAAAAATTGGTGGACCATATAAAATACCATTCATTTTTAAATCTCTATTTAATGATATATCATTTTGAACAATAATATTTGAATTGAATGATGCATCATTATAAACTAATAATTCACCATTAGTTTGTCTATTAGTTGTGTTAGTATCTCCTTTAATAACTAAATCATTTTTCATAGTTACTAATGCAGAATCAAATATAGAATCACCTTTAACATTTAATTTATTCAATATTTTTAATCCACTTATATCAACTTGATTATTTACACTTAAATCATGTTCTATTAATACATCATTTACAATTTGTAAATTACTGTTAAATGATATATCACCATATACATCTAATCTATTAAATATTTTTAAACCACTTACATCAACTTTATTGTTTACACTTAAATCATTTTTAATAAATAAATTATTACTAACTTCTATATAACTAACATCAAATCTATTAAATACTTTTAATCCACTAATATCAGCATTTTGATTAACATATAAATTATTATTAATAGATAAATCATTGATTATTGTTTGATTATTATTAACTAATAAATTATATGTAATTAATTGAGAATCAATATCTTTAAATTTAAATTTGTTATTGCCTATAATTTTTTTATCATTATTTAAAAAAGGTATATTGCTTGCATCTAAGTAATTTAATTTCAAATCATTTTTAACAATTATATTAGACAAATCAACATTATTAAATGAAGAATCTCTATAAGATGTCAATATATTATCTAAACTAATATCAATATTTTCCAAAGTTTCTATTAAATTAATATCATGTTCATATAAAAATATTTTATCAATATTATATTCATGATTATATTTGAATTCTTCTAATTCCTTTTCTAAAATACTAGTTTCAGTATTATAAACTGATATATTTACATATCCAAAGTTTCCAAATACATCAATATCAATTAAGCCACTATAAAAATCATTAATATTTGTATTACCTCTATATTCGGCTGGAAAAGTAGAGTCAAATGTTAATTTTGTAGAATAGCCTGGCTGACCTTTATATATAAAATTATATGAAACATCATTTTCTACTTCAAAACCAATATATTGTGTTAAATTATTATAAACTAATGTAGTACCATCAATTATAAGACCAGTATTTATAGTATATCTGCCTCTTTTTAATAAAAATTTGTATTTTTTTAATTCTTGATTTGTATCACTATATTCTATACTGCGACCATTACTATTTTTTGTAAATCCTAAATTCATTTCTACATCTTGTGATAATGTTATATACTCAATGTTATCAAATTGTTTAGTTTTAAGATATATATTATTTGCAATAATTAAATTATTATTAATATTAATATCTTCAAGTATATCAAGATTTTTTGTACTTAAATGATTATTTATTATTAAATTATTGGCTTCTGTGTCTTTAAATTTAGCATTATTTGAAATATCCAAACCAATAATTGTATTGTTAATAGTTGCATTATTAATAACCGTATTACTTACACCAATATTATCAGTTATATCGCTACTACCATTAATAAAAATTTGTCCTTCTAAATTAATAGTTCCTTTAATATTTGTTGCTTGATTAGTTAATGTTAATTCTCCATCTAATTGAACATTATTAAATCTAGCATTTGTAGAATTAATATATGATGTAATAATATTATTAGAGTTAGTTATATTATTTGAATTGATTTCACTTAATCCTACAATACTATTAAAATTTACAGAAGAATCAAAAATAATTTTTTTTTGATTTATTGTTTTAAATCTTATGTCAGAAGTTTTACTTTCTATTAAGAGGTAATTTTCTTTTGTAAAGGAATAATCAGGTATATTTAATATACTATTATCATGTAAAATATATGTAGTATTTATTTTCCAAGGATAATTATTTGAATTAAATTCATTATATTCTAAATTATTAGTTTCATTAATTATAATGCTATCTGAAATTTTATTATATCTAATAATATTTGATTGAATAGAATCTCCAGACATATATAATATTTAATTACAAATTAAATATTATATTTAATTTAATTATAGTATAAATATAAACTAATATTTACATGCTTTAGAATTATTAGTTATTCCATCCCAAGAAAGTCCTTTACTTTTTGCCCATTTATATTTTTCACAAAGTAAATCTTCCTTTAATTCACTTCCTCCTGCTCTTTCTGCCCAATTAATAGCATAATATTCATTACATGTAGAATCATCTTGATTAGAGCAAGTATTTACATTATTATGTTTCATTCTATTAACACAACTTAATTTTTGTACTCCGCTTACTTCTTTATAATCAACATCCCAATAATCAGGACACAAATTTTTAATAGGCGGAAATTCTGCATTTGTTAAAGAGTTTCTAATAATAAATCCTAAAAATATTAAAGATATAATTAATATAACAGTTGCAACAAAAAGGCAAGTTTTTTGGAATGATTCCATATGTATTATTATTATATAACAATAATTTTATTTAGTAAAAAATAAAATTACTAAATATAATTTTATTTTATTATTATAAATAATAAAATATGAATAATGGTAGAATAATTTTTGATGAAAATAATAATAACAACAATTTTATGAAAGATAAAATTCCTGTAATTTCTAATAGTAATTATACGAATACCTTAACAAGTAGTATTGAGAGAAATATTTTATCAGATAATTTTTTCTCTCAAAAAAATATTAATACTATTCAAAAAAATTTAAAAAATGGTGTTTATTTAAAATCTAACAAAAAATATTTAATAGATAATCAATCTGATGAAAAAATAGTAAATATAATGAGAATATATTATTTAGAATATGGAAAAAATTTAGATACAAATATAGATGAACAAGTTCATGAACTAAATAATTTAGTTCTAAACTATTTAGTAAATAATGTTTATAATGAAGTAGTTGCATATTTTAAATATAAACATGATATTACAAATATGCATATTCCAATTGAAAAACCACAATATAGCGATAAAACTAACAAATCATTAGAATATAAATCATGGTTTTAATTTATTTTATAAATTTATTTATAAAATATAAAATAAATTTTTAATCAATTTCTTCCATTTTAGAGTTTTCTTCATTGTTTTCTTCTTCTAACGGTGGTATGATATTTTCTTTTTCATCGTCTTCATCTATAGAAAGACCTAATTTTATCATTCTATTAATACGAGAAACAAATGATGACGGTTGTTCAATTGTAAAACCAGAATTTATTAGTGATGATTCAAATAATAGAATAATCAAATCTTTAACAGTTTTATCTTCATTATCTTTATTATATTTTTCTCTAAGAGCTTTAATAATAGGATTATATGGATTAATTTCCATAATTTTACGAGACATCATATATGATGACATGTTTGAATCACGAAGGGCTTGTGCTTTCATAATTCTTTCCATATTAGCAGTCCATCCATACTCTCCAGTAACTAATACACATGGAGAATCAACAACTCTTTCACTAAGAACAACTTTTTCAATTTTATCATTGAGAACAGATTTAATATTTTTAGTAAGTGATTCATAATCTTTTGTTAATTCTTCCCAACTTTTATTATTGTCTTCATTGTCTTCAAATTTAATTCCTTCTTTGGTCAAACAAACAAATGATTTTCCATCATAATCTTTAATTTTTTGCATACAATATTCATCAATTGGGTCAACCATAAAAAGAACTTCATAATTTAGTTTGTTACATTGTTCAATAAATGGAGAATCTTGTAATGATTTAATATTTTCTCCTGTAATATAATAAATATTTTTTTGTTTTTCTTTCATATTTTCTATATACTCTTTTAGTGTAATCATATTTGTATCTGATTTACTTGTATTAAACATTAGTAAATCTAATAATTTATCATTATTAGAAGTTTCTTCATGAATTCCTAATTTTATATTTTTACTAAATTGTTCATAAAATTGTTTATAATCTTCTTTATTTTCTTTTATCTCTCCAAATAATTCAATACATTTTTTGATAATATTTTTTTTAATAACTTTTAAAATTTTATTTTGTTGTAATGTTTCACGAGAAATATTTAATGGTAAATCTTGAGAATCAACTATACCTTTTACAAAAGATAGCCATTCAGGAATTAAATCTTCACATGTATCTGTTATAAAAACACGTCTTACATAAAGTTTAATATTTCCACTTTTTGAAGATTTTTGCTGAAATAAATCAAATGGTGCACGTTTTGGAACATATAAAAGACTGGTAAATTCTAGCTGACCTTCAACAGAAAAATGTTTTACAGCTAAATGTTCTTCCCAATCATTTGAAAGAGATTTATAAAATGAACTATAATCTTCACTGGTTACATCTTCTGGTTTACGTGTCCAAATTGGTTTTTGTTTATTTAGTAATTCAAATTCATGATGTACTTCTGTTACTGTTTTTTTCGGCTTTGTTTCTTTCTCTTTTTCATCTTCTTCAACATCTTCAATTTTGGGTTCATCATTATCTTCTTTTACATCATCACATTTTTCACAAGTATCTTCTTCATCTTCTTCTACCTCTTTTGTAGTAGTTTTTTCTACATAAAGATTAATTGGATAGTTAATAAATTCAGAATGTTTTTTAACAAGTTCTTTTAGACGGCTTTCTTGTAAATATTCAAGTTGATCTTCTTTTAAATAACATGTAATTTTTGTACCACGTCCAAGAGATTCACCTGTTTCATCTTTTTTAATAGTAAAAGAACCACCTGCACTAGATTCCCAAATATGTTGGTCATCATCATTATGTTTTGAAGTTACAATTACTTTATCTGCTGCTAAATATGCCGAATAAAATCCAACACCAAACTGACCAATCATATTTACATCACTACCCGCCTGCATTGCTTCCATAAAACCTTTTGTACCCGACTGAGCAATAGTACCAAGATTTGTAATCATATCATTTTTAGTCATACCAATACCTGAATCTACAATACTTAGAGTATTAGTTGTTTTATCTGGAATAATACGAATATATAATTCATTGTTTGTATTTAATACAGATTGGTCAGTAAGAGACTGATGACGAATTTTATCTAATGCATCCGAAGAATTTGAAATTAATTCACGTAAAAAAATTTCTTTATTTGAATAAAATGTGTTAATAATTAAAGACATAAGTTGATTAATTTCAGCTTGAAATGCATATGTTTCAATTGACTCTTCACTACTCATTAATAATTAAATAAAAAAAAATAGTTTTAAATTATTTTAAAAAATATTTTTATTACTTTATTATTATTTTTTTAGATTTTTTTATATTTTTTTAATTTTTTTTACTATACTTGTTGATGTATTTACATTATCTAATTCAATAAATTTATCATATGCTATTTTTAAATTATTTAAATCAGTTAACCACATTTTTTGAATGCTAATAATTTTAATATTTTCTAATTCTTTATTTTTATCCTGATTCTCTCTCATAATTTTTTCAACATTCTCTTTAGACACACTATCCATAGGTAATTTAGTTAAATAATTATAATTATTGTCATTAACATGTTTATCAAAATTTAAATCCTCCATTATTTTAATAATTTCTGTATTACTTTTTTTACGTAAATCTATTTTGTCCTCTAAATTATATTGAATAAATTTAGCTTTGTTACTTAATAATATAATTTCTTTATTTAATTTATCAATTAAATAATCTTTTCTCTTTTTATAAAATTCTAATCTAATTTTATAGTAATCATCAATAATATTATATACATTTTCATACTTACGAAGTTGTTCTTTTTCATTAAATAGATGCATATTTGTAGTACTTTGAGTTGTATATAATTTTAAATATTTTTGAATACCATTTAAATTATAATCATGTTTTTCATTAATTAACTTAATTAATACTCCTGGATAAAATTGAATATCAAATTCAACATCATGGTCAGTTGACATATCATTAAAATCTTTTATATAAGTTTCTACTTTTGATTTTGATTCTTTATTAGATTTATTATCTAATAATGATTCTAAATATTCTTTATAATCCTGTGTCCATGTTCCAATCGGTAATTCTGTAATTTTAATTTTATCTTTATCAATAAATTCATATTTTCCTTTAATAATAAATTTTTTATCATCAAGTGCTTCTATTGTGCCTTTAAAATTTTTATAATATGGTTCAATTTTTATTGATTTTTGTTCTACTTCACTAATTTTATTTAAAAGACCTTCAATATAACTTATTATTTGTAATGGATTATGACACATAATATCAGTGCTAAATCCAGTACCAATTCCTTTTGAACCATTAACTAAAATCATAGGAATAATTGGCATATAATAAATTGGTTCTACATAATCACCATCATCTTCTAAATATGTTAAAATATTATCATCTACTTCTGGAAAAATTTGTCTGGTAATATTATTTAATTTTGTAAAAATATATCTTTCTGATGCATCATCTTTACCACCCATAAGACGCGTGCCAAATTGTCCATTTGGTGAAAATAAATTAATATTATTTGAACCAACAAAATTTTGAGCTAATCCAACAATAGCAGCATTTAAACTGGCTTCACCATGATGATAACCAGAATGTTCGGAAACATAACCACTTAATTGAGCAACTTTGATTTCATTATTAAGTTTTTTCTTAAAAGCTGAAAATAAAATTTTTCTTAAACTAATTTTTAATCCATCACATAAATTTGGTATAGAACGATCATTGTCATATTTTGAAAAATGAATCATATCATTATGAATAAATTCTTCATATGTCACATTATTTTTTGATGTATTTAAATAAATATTTCTATCATAATTAGAAAGCCATTCTTTTCTATCGTTTGGTCTTTTTTTATTAAAAACCATATCTATTGTTTCACTTGTATTATCTGTATTATTGAAAAATACAATTTTTTTATTTGAAAAATATTCTTTGAATTCTTTACTTGTACTTGTACCTAAACCTTTATAATATTTAATATCCCATTTACTAATATCAATATTGTTATTAGATTTCCAATCTTCATATTCTCCATTATTATAAAAATCTAATATTTCTTTTCCTTTTCTAGCTTTTAAAATAGGTGTATTCATATAACCAATAAAGTTTGGAATTTTAATTAAAGAATTCCATTCACTGTCTATCATATTAATTCCTAACCCTTTAATATGACTTCCATCTAAATCTTGGTCTGTCATGAATATAATTTGTCCATATCTTAATTTAGATTTAACAGTGTCTTCAGTATAATTTTTTCCATGTTCCAGACCCAATATTTGTTTAATTTCATTAATTTCTTTATTTGAACTAATTTTAGATATAGTTTCTCCACGAATATTAAACATTTTACCTTTCATCGGATAAACACCAATATAATTTCTATCTTCTCTAGAAAGACCAGAAATAATTCCAGATTTGGCTGAATCTCCTTCACATAAAATTATTTTACACAAATGAGATTTTGAAGTTCCTGCTAAATTAGCATCTGTTAATTTAGGTAAATCTTTAATATTTTTACATTTATTACCATCTGTTTTTTTAACATCTTTATTTTCTTTTATTTCCGTTAAATTACATGCTGTATTCATTATTCCCATTTTAGCAATATTTTCAATAAATTTATCACTGACACTGCAAGATGAACCAAATTTACTTACAGGAGTATTTAAATATTCTTTACTTTGACTATCATAACTAGGATTTTCAATATCACATCTTAAAAATAAGAACAATTGCTCTTTAATTACTGATGGTTTAACATCAACTTTCTTTTTGTCTTTAATATATTTTGTTATATTTTTAATAATTTGATTAACAATATAATCGACATGTTTTCCACCTTTAGCCGTATAAATACCATTACAAAAACTAATGTGACAAAATTCTCCTTCTGGCGCCAAAGCAATAGCATATTCCCATCTTTCATTATATTGTTCATATTTAAATTCATTTTCGCCAACAATTTTTTTTACATATTGTTGAAAAGTCTTAATTGGAATTATTTCTGAATTCAATTTAACTTTTATATTTTTATCTGTAACAGCTGCAATATCATAAATTCGTCTTAATAATAAATTATGAATATCTTTAGTAATTCCATTTTCTAATTGTAATCTTTTAAAATCTGGTTTAAATTGAATTTTAGTATATGGTTTATTTTTGCATTTAGTGATTGTTGGTTTTTCAAGAACAGATAAATTATCTTTAAATTCCTGAACATATTTTAATCCTCTTGTATGATCAATTGTTTCAATTTTTCCCCAAGTAGACCAAATTAAAACTAGTTTAAATCCAAATCCATTTTTTCCACCAATAATTTTTTTTTCTTCTTTATTATAATTTGTTGATGTTCTAAGATGTCCAAAAATAAGTTCAGGAATCCAAATTTTATATTCAGGATGTTCAGCAACATCAATTCCATTACCATCATTAATCATTGTTATTACTCCTTCATCATTTATACTAATATCAATATATGATACAGGTAAAATGTTTTCTTTACCTTCATTTATTTGTTGTTGCATTCTGATAACATGGTCTCTACAATTGACAATACCTTCATCAAATAATTTATATAATCCTGGATTATATAATATATTTTTTTTAACAATATTATTTTCATCATCGTTAAAAATAAATTCATTTGATTCTATTAATTCAACTGAACCTATATAAGTATCTGGATTGTCAAGAATATGTTCTCTATCGGATTTTTTTTGATACTTTTTTGATATAGTTTCATTGGTAGACATTTATTTAAATATATGTTTGTATTAATTTTAAATTATTTTTAAAAATCAATTTTAGAAATATAATAATATTTTATATTTTAAAATATATAATATTATTAATGGCAACTTCGTGTTTAAAATTAAATAATACAATAACAGTTAATAATAATAAATATATTATTGATGAATCTAATAATCAATATGATGTTTTTTATAATATTAATAATAATTATTTT